GGTTGTTGTCAACACCTCCACCCTGTCTTTATTACGACAGTAGTGATCTTACACTAATTTAACAGTAAGATATCATTTAAGAATCTAAACAAAACCTTCAAAAAGGATACAAAGTTTAGAACACGTAATGAACAAAGCCAAAAAACCCACAGGGCCAAAAAAGACTTTGAAAATTAATTCTATACAGCAAATGTTGGGATAGATACAAAACAGCCTAAACTGTAGTCATCTGCCCCTGCTCTAAACACGTTGCCACTATCATTTTGTGCAAAATTTAAAAGCACATTAAGATTAGGGGCCCCGTATCTAATATCATTATAATATGAACCTGATGGGTTAATGCACATTGCATTAACTCTTGAATGATTAACTTGGTATTGTGGGATTTGAACTTCAATACCACCTGTGAGATCTGGTCTGGAGATTGCCGTTGCGCAATTACCATATATGGCACTATCAACTGAAAGTGTCCCATAGTTATGAATTTTTCCTACTGGATTGGATCCATATCCAGGAATAATACCAGAATTATTAAAAGTTGGTAATAATTGTGTAATTATTACTGTCTGACTTCCCGTGTCAGATACCAACTTATGTCTTACACCACCTCTAGATAAAGCATAGCATGATGCAAGTTGATCGATCATATCTGAGTACCCTGTATTGTTGATCTCAGAGCCTGTCCAATATGACCTTGTTAATTGGAAAGGAATATATGCCAATTGTTGATAAGAGCCATCAACATGACTATTGGCATTATACCTGGTCCAAAGAAATGGCCTCTTAATTAGAGACCTAAATGAAACAATTTTCTCTCCTATACAATTTGCAGAGGAAACTATTTCATCAAATGTAGACTCACCCAATTTCTTGAGACCCACATATTCTTTGGCACTTATTCTATCTCCGCCTGACTGAGTTGCGGTTGGTAGATATAAAGTAGCATTGTTATATTTTGGTACGGCAAATTCCAATTCATTTGAACCATACAATTCTACAATGCAAGAAATGGAACTACTTACGGTATTTGGTGCTATTAATGGATCAACACAAAATATCTTAATAAAACCGTAAGGATCATTTACATCTCTATATGGAGCAGTTGAGATGTAAGGAATTAAAAACTCAATTTCATTATTCTCTCTTAAATCAAGAATAACCCTATTTACATAAGCTGAGTCATCGTAAGTGTAACTGACAGGAGTAACTCCATACAAAGGAAAGAAAGCAACAGCAATTCTACCTGAATGGAACTCTGTCTTGACAAACTTGAGTTTGACAATGAGTGATCCTCTGTAAAACTCATGAAATGAACTTACGAAATTAAGAGTGCCCATAGCTTTGACAGTTTGATGATCTGACCAAGTATCAAACATATGATTATCTGCGGGAGCTAAATTTATAGTTTGCAACAAGTCTCCTGAATTATTTGTTGTTGCAAAAGAAAATGTCCCATAGTAGTTTTGGATAGAGGTAAGATAGCTGAAATTCATTTCATCTAAATCTGAACCACTAAATCCTTCACAGACTTCAACAATATTTTCTTGAGACAATGCTAGCACTTGAGAAGTATCAGCACCATCAACATTAGAAAAATTTGGAAAAATCATGCGCTTGGTTTTAGTGACAGGACAGATATCCGTTGGTTTACACCAACCAAATTTAGAACAGACTCCAGCTGCATAGTCACTAGCCCATTTTGCCGTACCAGCAAATTGGCTAAGTAATGGAATCTTACTAAGACTATCTGAAACTAAGGATAATCCTTTAAAACCTGTCTCAAATGGACCTACTCCCATTTGATCCTGTTCAACATTAGAAATGTTACCTCTTTTCTTGCTTTTCCCATTCCTAGGAACTCTACTAGCACCAGATTGGGTAGCCGCTCCGTAAAGTTCAACATCCTCTAAACTCAGATAAATAGTATAATCTGCAGATGATGAACCAGAAGCTGCAACCAAAGCTGAATATGGTCGTAGATACAAACAGCCTAAATCCCATAAACCCTCTCCAGAAAAGAATGTGGTTATAGGAATAGCTGTTTGATTCATAGTGAAAGGAATCTTCAAGACAACCTCAGTTTCTGTTGAGATGTCCAATTCTGCATGTGGTTGTTGTACAACCTGAAGCAATTTTGCAGAATGAGAAACAAACCAACTTTCAGCTGGGGGTCCACCTACTCCTCCAGATGGACAGAAGGCTAATATATACCTTCCTTGTTGAAATCTTGTGGCATTTACTACCATTCTAAATACCATAGTGAACCTAGCTGCATAAAAACCTTTCAATTTACTAGTCCAAACTCCAAATTGGGACGATGCTGCTATAGTTGCCATGATATGTTGAGCAATGATAGTGTTTCCTGCGTCAGTGGTTGCAAACGCACCTGACGCCAACCTAATAGGTTTTGATAAAAAATCTTTAATATTTTGTTCCGCATTTTGATAAGAATTACTTGTCAAAAGTGATGAAATACTAGCTTGATGTGGTTTTTCAACCAATCTAGATTCCTTGTCATTAATAAATGTGGTCGTTCCTGTGACTTCCACATCAGTTTTACTAGATATTTTAAGCGCCTCTAGCTCATTGGCACTATTTGAACTTATTTGATCTTGGATTAATTTGTACACTACTGGTAGTAATCCCTACGAAGTAGCGTTAAACATTTTGTTAGAGTGTCTCTCTCTCACATAGATAGCAGTTGAGAGCATTGAACGTTTAAAGAAACAATAACAATCAAAGATCACATCTATATGAATCAGCGTAACCCAGGATATACTGGGGTGTATTTTATTACGGGAAAACTAGCTAAAAACCATATTTTCATGAGCACAATAGTATTAACTTAACGGCTTTCAAGGATTCATAGTCCTATTTATTGCCCAGAGTTCTGATACTCATGTTCGTGATTTTAGGGTCACGTCCCTCCGCATTCTAGTATTTCATAGATTCGGAAAGCGCTAGATCTAATGCGCTCTCCCATGTATTGATACCTATTTTCATATCAGGTAGCAATGTGGATCTTAAAGCTTTTTCTATCAATGCATATTGTTCTAAGAACATAGGTTTTCCATACAATGATAATTCTTTAATTGTGGTTTCTAAATTTGATAGCACAGCCTCTTCTAGTATCATATTTTTTTTGCAAAAGTACGATATTTGCATTGCTGTATCATAATCTAATGGTGCGACATATCTGTGAACATAATCCTCAAATCTAAATTTCCTCTTGAGAAATGTAACATCAAATAGAGTCCTAAGATTTTTATTAACCCCATCTTTTGTGTCAGAGGTATAGGTTAGCCCTAACTCAGCCATAACTGGTTCTAGAGCACTTTCATTAAATTGTTCTCTATACTGGGGACTGACTGCAAAAAGATTATCATCACCCAATGTTATCAAATAGACATTATTATCAAAGTTCCTAATATCCTTTATTGTTGTTGCATTCATTAATCTTGCCCAACAATATCTAAATGCAATATTATTATACATACTATTAATAATAGAAGTCATGGGATGCCCAGAAGGCAATGAATTTGTCCACATCACCAATGTATTATCTACTACATGAATGGAATTAGTTACTTCATACCATAATCTTTCTCTTATAAGCTGATTTTCTTGTGAATCACCATACCAAATATTTATTTGATACAAAATTTCCCATAAAATTTTTGCTTTTTCAGAGCCATCAAATTTAGAATAATCCCCAGCACCATAGGCATGAGCATTTGGAGAAATCCCTTTGTGGAGCAAATTTCGAGCAAGCATATCCCATTCCTCTGAGTACACATTCACACCAATAGCACTACCATTATGCATTTTATTTTTGATATACCATGATTGAAAAGCACCAAAGTATTTTCTACTTAAATAGACTAATTCACAATTTGCTGCAGAAAATACTCGGGTTTTGCCTTCTTTGACTTTTTCTTTTTTAAGTTTCTCATCCTTTAAATTATCACAGAAGTAAAATTCAGGCCTTTCACCTGATTTTAGTAATTCTTCTTTTTGGTCAACTATTCTTTTGAAATCAAAATAGTTTTCATTTTGGATATCAAACTCATCTCCTTTACCAAAGATTAACTCCTTCCCTTTCAATCCAGGTCTTGATACAGTATTCCAAGGATATCCCATGGATGATTGTCTATTCATTGAGTTAAAACTATCATCACCAGGAATTCCAAAAATAATTTCTGGTTCACTCATTAATCTCCTTTCAACATCAAAGGAACTATTCTTTTCCATAAATTCTCTATAAGCATAAGCACATTTCACTAATAATTTGTGATCGTACATTGCATCTGGTTGCCCATAATTCGATAAACCTTTTAATAATGGATCTATTTTTTCACCATTTCTGACAATTGGATGCAATAAGCTTAAAGATTTTAAAGCTTTACCTAATTTATCATACATTGGTGTCTTCTGAAATGCACTCTTACCTGTGTTTCTAGGGAAATTAGATAAATTTTCAAGTACAAGAAAATTTTTATCAAATCTTTCATCATCTGCAGCTTGTACTTCACCAGGTAATGCATTAAAAACAGGAATTTCTTTGGTTAATAGTGCTAGGTCTTCTTGAGTGACAACTGTTGAGTACCCTTGATCCAAACTTGGTACACCAGCAACATGCATACCCAAGATCTTTTGAACTTGAGACCTATTTGTGATATCCACTAATAGCATACCACAATATCCTTTTCTTGTTGGAGATCTATAAGCAAATGCTTTATTTACTGTCCAACTCTCACTACCAAGTTCTGGTGGACTACAATAACTCAAACTTCCATTTGGAAAAGCTTTAACTAACATACAAGTGATGCCATCCTTTGTTCTTCTAAGCAAACTAGAAGCCACTAAGTTTTTAGAAATATTTTTCTCTTCAAAGAAATATTTTCTGATATCACATAGAGCTCTTTCATTTTTCAAATAAACAACTCCTATATCCCTATCGTATAGTGGTTGTTTAACGCACCAACCCTCGGCAAACTTGTCAAAACTAACTTTTATATCTAATCTATCTGAACAACTAGATTCTAGTACAATGTAACACTTTGTTATATCTTCTTTCAAAGTACAAGCCTTCAATTGGGAAATATAATGCTGAGGTAATAATAAAACTCCAGTACAAATAAATGTTACTTGACCAAAAGATCTAACAGTATCATCTGGATAATGCAATACCAAGTTATAGCAATTTTGTCTTAATATTCTATCCATTACTCTATTTGTTTGATCATCAAATAGATCTAGTGCTTGAGTTTCTCCATCTTGAGGAGAATCACTCTTAGTAGCGGTACGTGTATCATTACGCGGCTCAGTACTTGAACCTTTGCAAAAATACTCAAACACTAGTCTAAATAGTAATTTAATAGTTTTATAAGCCATATATAAAGCTCCTGAGCAAAGTATCATACCAGCAATGGGTTTTATCATTTCTGAAAAATCTGCGATTTTACCATAGATCCACCTAAGATATTTTAAAGGATCTTTGTAAAAATCTACCAGATACGCTTTCAATCTGTACACGTCAATATTTGCCTTACAGTACACGTATTCAGAAAAACCACCATCGCTATTTAAAATATCAACTAGGGAAATATCATAGTCATCTTTCTTCTTACTAATCATTTCATCAATACGCTTTTCAACAAATTTATCTATAATTTCGTCTAAATCTGCGGGGTGGTACCCTAATGACAACATGAATGGTCTTAGATATTGATAGAACAAAGGACTTTCCTCCTTCAATAATCTAGTATATTGTAAGGGTTTATTGTTATCTCTATTGAATTGACATTGTTTCAATGTTGACATATGAATGTCTCTATATGTTGAAACAATGTGCATATCAACAAAGGAATCTGAATCTATAGAATTTACCATTCCAGATTGTGTTTCATTTATTAAAGGTTCCAATTCAAGATCTGGTGTGGATTCTCTCTTAAATGACATAATCTTGTCCATTAATCTTTTTGTAGTTTCAACTTTAGAAATTAATTTTTCTTCAAAGTAAAGTTCCTTTTTCTTTTGTAATTCTAAAATTTCCAATACTAACTCATCAAATTCTAATACCTTGGTTACATTCTTATTAGTATAGGTATACAATAACTGAGTTGGATCTAATCTGGTTGTAACAACACCTTTTGGCAATTTACTTTTGTCAAGTGTTCTTTCCATAGGATGAGCATTTTTTGTTTCCTCTGTTGTAAACTCTGGTTTTGGTGTGACAATAACATCAAAATCTATTCTACGTAATAGTGCCCTAATACTTGTTATACTTTCAGGTTTAAAAACTGCTTGATTAGTTGTTGATAATACATACTTAGATATAAAGAATGTATCTGCTTTCTTACTCATAGTAGCCATATGCAATGGGTATTCATGTTCATTCACTGCACGAATAAGATTCATCCACTCATTGTCTGGATTTCCTGCTACATCTTTCATCTGACCTAGATCGTCAAAGAAAGTAACAATTTTCCTGTAGTCATATCCTTCCCAGTACTCACTTTCTGCAGTTCTGTTGAAAGTAAAACTAGTGGGATTTTGTTCAAAATCTTCTAAAGCTTTCACATCATTAACTCTAGTTAAATATTCTTTTGCCAATACATCAGACAAATGTTGCACAATATTGGTCTTGCCTAATCCAGGTGCACCTCTAAAATTAGCAAAAATTGGTTCTACCCTTAACCCATTTGCTGTCAATTTCC